ATGATGCTGATCGCGATGCTTTGATTGGCGTTTTCATGGGGATGCCCGTGGAAATTTCTAATCTGCCGTTGAACATGAATTCAGGAAATTTCACGGGTTTTGTTGAAGGCTGGACATTTTCGGCCAGATACAATCAGATCAGCATTTCAATGCTTTTGTCACCATTGGCGTTTTCATTGCAAGCCATGCGATGGAACGATGTGGCAATTGGTGAAGCTTGGAACACAATCAATCCAACATTGGATTGGATCAATGCCACGATTGTGGCGTAAGGAGAAAAATGAGTAATCCAACGAGCAATTTCAATTGGCAAATGCCAACAAACACCGATTTGGTTTCGCAGCTGCCGGCCGATTTTGAAGTATTTGGTCAAGCTGTCGATTCATCGTTGGCCGACCTCAAAGGTGGCACGGCTGGTCAGGTGTTGGCAAAAAACACAAACACAGACATGGATTTTGTCTGGATCGAGCAGGATGACACAACTCTTGCATTTAATGCCCAAACAGGTACAACCTACACGCTTGTCATTGGCGATTTAGGCAAATTTGTAACAGCATCGAACGCATCACCAATTACCATCACAGTACCGCCATCAGTATTTTCCACCGGTAATGTGGTAAATCTGCAACAAACTGGTGCAGGTCAAGTGACATTTGCTCAAGGTGCTGGAGTAACAATCACATCATCAGGTGCAACCGCATCGGCACCAAAAATTCGCAAACAATACTCAGCATCATCAATTATTTGCACAGGCTCAAACACTTTCACAATTGTGGGAGATTTAGTCTGATGTTATTACTTGGCATTTTGTCAGCTTTACCAGCACCGGTCAGCGTTAATGCTGACATTTTTGTGGTTGCAGGAGGCGGAGGCGGTGGCGGTGCAACTGGTGGTTCTATCGGTGGCGGAGGCGGTGGAGGAGGATTCCAAGAATTCACATCACAAGGAATTTTGTTGCAAGCTTATACTGTCACAGTTGGAGCCGGTGGCACAGGTGGCAATGGCGCTACATCATCAAGTGGCACAAATGGATCAAATTCGGTGTTTGGTGCATTGACGGCATCGGTCGGTGGCGGTTTTGGTGGCGGTGGCTCAGGCGGTGGATTGGGTCAATCCGGCAACAGCGGTGGATCTGGTGGAGGCGCGGGCTTTAGCGGTACTACATCGACAGTTGGAGGAGCCGGTACAGCTGGTCAAGGTAACAGCGGAGCCAACGAACAACTCGGTGGATCTGGTGGAGGTGGCGGTGGAGCTGGTTCAGCATCAACATCACCAACAGAAGGCACTGGAGGATTTAATAGTTATACAGGTTCACCCGTTGAGTACGCCAGAGGCGGAAGCGGAGCGGGTGTAGGCGGTAACGGCACTCCACCATCTCCACCTGGGGCTAACAGCGCATGGGGCGGAAACGCTGGCTGGAGCGCAGACGGGGCGAGCGGTGCTTCAGGCATTGTTGTTGTGCGATACACAACTGGAGCGATGACAGCAACAGGCGGAACAATTACGACAAACAGCGGAAACACAATTCACACATTTACATCAAGCGGCACATTTACAAGGACGGGCTGAGATGAGTTACTGGGCGCAATTAGACAAAGACAACAAAGTGTTGCAAGTGACAGTTGGAGATGATGATCTTGAGGATGCTTATCAATGGCTGATTGAAAATCATGGTGGTGTCTGGAAACTAATGCCAGAGGATAACTATGGAGGCATTGGCTGGACATACATCGAGGATCTTGGCTTTCATGCTCCACAGCCTTTTGAGTCATGGACACTTAATGGCTTAATTTGGGAATCGCCAGAGCCAAAGCCAGAAGGTGATTTTTACTGGGACGAAGCACAATTGAAATGGGTTGCTTGTGAACTTTCCTGATGGCACATTGCCGCGTTTGATTCAGGTTGCGCTCGCTGAGGTTGGCACAGCTGAGACGGGCAACAATGAAACCAAGTACGGCAAATTTATGAAAGCCGACAAGCTTCCATGGTGTGGCTCATTTCTTAATTGGTGTGCGCATCAAGCCGGTGTCAAGGTGCCAAATGTTGTGAGCACAAGAGCTGGGGCTGAGGCATTTAAGAAGGCAAAGCAATGGCATACAACACCAAAGATTGGTGATTTTGTTTTCTTTGATTTCATCGATGATGACAAAACCATCATCAATCACATTGGCTTGGTGATCCGGGTTTCTGACAAACAGATTGTCACTATTGAAGGCAACACATCAGGCGGTGGCGATCAACGCAATGGTGGCGAGGTTATGGTTAAATCAAGAACTTTGGGAGCAAGGTCATTTGTTGTTGGCTACGGCCGACCAACTTATGGCGCGTTTTCCGGTGATTTGCCGGATCGACCAAAAGGAGAGAAATGATGGAGCAATTCAAGGCAGCGGCAGCATCATGGATGCGCAGCGCGGTAGCAGGATGCTTGGCCGTGTACATGACCGGAAACACCAATCCGAAAGATTTGGCCATGGGCTTAATCGCTGGAATCGTGCCGGTTTTAGCTCGTTGGGCAAATCCTAACGATCACGCACTAGGCATCAAAAAGTGAGTGTGGGCGAGTGGACGGCTGTTGGTGGACTTGTACTCACGACATTGGCAGCTGTCTATTCGTCAATGAAAATCATCATCAAAGCGGTCATGAGCGAGCTGTCACCGAATTCCGGTTCGAGTTTGAAGGATCAAGTTTCCCGGATAGAAGCTCGTTTGGATTATCTGTACACACAGCTTATTGAGGAAAAGAAGTAGCGACACGCCGCCATTTAAGCGTGATTGTTGAACTTGTCGGTTTTGCCTGTCACTCTTTATTTCGGGAGCTGATACGCGGCTCCCAGAATCGGGAGCAAGACAATGAACGAAATCTCAATTGTGATCATGTGTTTGATCGCTGGTGCTTTATGGGCTATTACGGCTTATTCGGTCGGTTTTAAGGAAGGCGAGCGACAAGGCTATACAAGAGGCCGAGCCGTTGCACGCCATGCCGTATCAGCTGATCGGAAGGTCAAGTGATGGGATTCTTAGATAACTATGAAGGAAACAAAGAGCGCACAGATCGTTGGATCAAGACTTACCCAGAAGGCCGTCTCGAGGCCACAATCGTCAATTTCGATGCAGACAAAGGATCAATCCTTGTCCGCGCAGCGGCATGGCGTAATCAAACGGAGATTGAGCCGGCCGGCATCGATTTTGCGTTTGGCTATCAGGCTGCCTATAACGCCAATATGAAACGCTGGTTTGTTGAGGATACTGTCACATCAGCTTTGATGCGTGTTATGGCCTTGGTTATGGGCAACACCGAGAAAGCAACCAAAGAGGTCATGGCCTTGGTCAAGAGTGAAACACCGGCAGCCGATTATGACTATTGGACAACCAAACATGGCGATGTGCCGAGTTATCAGACAGCGGCCGAAGCGGAACAATCTGGCACACCATCATTTGGATCATCCGAGGATTCTGCATGGACAGCCGATGCCGTGCCATCGTGCTCACATGGATCGATGCGCTGGAATCAAAGCAAGCCAGATGCACCAAAGTCATGGGGCGGCTACTTTTGCAGCGAGAAAATGAAAGAAAAGCAATGCACGCCTCGTTGGTATGTTTTACGATCAACCGGAAAATGGGAGCCACAAGTATGAGCGACTTTGTTGAAATCATCTATCCACAAGAGATGAAAGCCAGATTGATGTGCAATGGCGAAGTCGTTGAAGAATACAAAATCGAGCAATGCGACAAGTGCTCACAGTTGAGGCGATTAGACCATTTCGGCTACCAAAAAGGCTATGACAAGCAAGACAACATCATTTGGTTTTGTGGTGATTGCCGATGATAGATCGCATCGAGGAGGTTCAATGTATGTTGGCAGCAATTCAACATTGCCATGATCGATCAGCTGATCACAGCTCACGCATCGTGAAAGACATTTCATGGTTTGCCTATGTTGCACAAATGGGTGAGTCAATGCTGGCTGAGTTAGTCGTGGCCAAGCGATTGGGCTATGAGTACACACCGGGCATCACATGGGATAAGTCGAAAGCCGATGTGGGCGAACACATTGAGGTCAAATGGTCAGCCAATCCAGCGAGCAATTTATGGATTCAGGATTCAGATAGACATGATCGTGACATTGCTGTGCTGGTTACAGGCAGCTCACCAAAGATGCACATTGTTGGCTGGATGCCGGTATCAGTAGCAAAGAAACCACGCTATCGAAACGCATCACAAAACAATTGGAGTGTGCCTCAAATCAATCTGCAACCTATTGAGACTTTACAAAGGAGCAACTATGCACATCCTTCAATTTGATTGTTCGATCTGTTCAAAGCTTTACGGAAAGCCAAAGCAACGCCATGGACTCAAGAAAGGTGCAGAGCTAACAGAGCATGAGTGGTTTGCACAATGCATGAGCTGTGGCACATTTGGCATCAAGATCGTTGATGATGCTCGGATTGAGGAGATGTCATTGTGAATAAGTTATCCACAGGCTTTATCCACAGGTGTGCGAAACCTGTTGGAATCGCCCAAAATTACGCTCGCTACTTGACAGCATCTATACCATCTACACGAGGTAGCGAGCCGGTGAGCCGGATAGCTCGCGGCCGATGTTTGATGGTTTTGGCCGTGCTATGTCTTGTGGGAACAACACCGGCTAACGCAACAAAAGAAGTTAAACCATCAGTTGATTATCTTAAACTTTATGCACACTCAAGGATTGTAAAAGTGTTTGATCCTGTGCAAATAATTGTTGATGCTGAGTATTGCTTTCGAATTTTTGGAGCTGATGCGGTTGCACCTGATGATGTAATCGTCACTCCAGCACCTTGAGCAAATGTAACTTGACCTGCTCCAGTTTGTTGCAGATTCACGACATTACCGGTGGCAAATACTGATGGCGGTACTGTGATGGTAATTGGTGATGCGTTGGATGCTGTGACCAATTTGCCTAAATCGCCAATGACCAAAGTGTAACTCGTTCCCGTTTGTGCATTAAATGAAAGAGTTGTGTCATCCTGCTCGATCCAAACAAAATCCATGTCTGTGTTTGTGTTTTTTGCCAATACCTGACCAGCTGTGCCACCTTTAAGATCAGCCAAGGATGTGTCCACAGCTTGTCCAAATACCTCAAAATCGGCTGGAAGCTGGGAGACCAAATCGGTGTTTGTCGGCATTTGCCAATTAAAATTGGCGGTTGGATTGCTCATGTTTTCTCCTTACGCCACAATCGTGGCATTGATCCAATCCAAAGTTGGATTGACTGTGTTCCATGCTTCTATCACCGGCACATCGTTCCATCGCATTGCCTGCAATGAGAAGCTGATCGGTGACAAAATCAATGAAATGCTGACCTGATTGTATCGGGCAGAAAATGTCCAGCCTTCAACGAAACCCAGATAATCGCCTGAATTCATGTTCAATGGTAAGTCGGCAATTTCGACCGGCATACCCATAAACACATTGATCAGATCATCGCGGTCAGCATCATCAAGCTCTGGATTGGTCAGCTCAAATGTGATGTTGTTAAAGTTAAATCGTGGGTAGGCTCTCAAACTCAAATAAAAAGCTGCCTGATCCTCAGCATCAGCTTTCTTTTCCAATGTGGTTGAAATGATTTGAGATAATTGGCCATAAAGCGCAATAGAAGCTGTATCTGAGGCCGATTCCTCTGATGATGATGTGGCATCGTATTTGATGGTCAATGAATTGCGCACATCTCCTGCACGCTGCTGGATGCTCAATCCCGGTGCCAAAGCATGGTTGGCCGTAAGTTCGACATAGCCATTTGCCGCCAAATAATTGGTTCGATGTGTGCTGTCGGCATACCCGATGCGGCCTTGTGCATCCTCAAAAATGTAGCCCAATCCCGATGTTGCCAAAGCTGAAACTAAAGAATAAACATCCGTCCGTGAGCTTGATCGTGATGCCAGTTCGTAATTGCCTGGTCTATCAATCTCACCTAATCCAGAATTTTGGGCATCTTGCCACTCAACTGTTGGATCATAAGTTGCCCATTGTAAAGCTCCCGGCACTTCTTCCCATGATTCAAATAAAACTTCACCTAAAATTTCAAAAATCTGATCGCCATCAAAATCTTTTGACAACACACCTTCGGTGAGAGCTTTTGGCAATCTAGCCAATGCACCTAAAGCGATGATGTTGATTCGTTGCGCATAATCAACCGACCCAATTTCAGCCACCGCAATCCCAACCTCAACAACGGAGCCGCCAAAAATCGGCACAAATGTGGCTGTGGAATCTTGCAATTCGATTGTCACGGCATCATTGATTTGAATTGGCACATTGGATTGATCAAGGTTGATGATTTCGAGGTTTGTATAGCCAGCCTGTGCCTGTTCGTAAATGTTTGTCCGACCGCTGGTGATCGTAAGATTGGCCAAAATGGCCGTTTGGTATTGCACACCGCCAATGGTCACACGCCAAATTGGGTTGAATAACGTCATGGCGCTGTCACCAAGGCTCCTGCACCGCCTGTGCCGCGATAATAGGAATTGTTAAGAGTATCCACAATTGTTCGCGCTGTACCTTCGGGATCGATTGCACCGCTGACATTGATTGTAATTCGCTCAGCTGTGGAAAGGCCACCTGTCACGGCCAATCGTGCAGCTGCGGCTGATTCGCGTGCTTGTCGCAATTGTGCGGTTTCAGCCGCCAATTCGTTTTTGCGTAAAATTGCAGCTTGCATCCCCGGTGAAAATGCCTCTAGCGGTGCGC